TGGCCATTGGTGACAGTGAGGAAATGAAAAAAGCCATCGCCATGCTTTCTGAAGTTAAAGAGAGCATCATCAATGCGTATGAAATCAAGACAGGTCAATCAAGGACAAAGCTCTCTCATCTTATGGATGCAGAAACCTGGCTTAATGCAAAGAAGGCCATCGAGCTTGGATTTGCTGATGGCATCTTGGATGAGAAGAAACGAAATCAGACTGAGGATTTCACCTATGCATTTAGCCGCAGAGCTGTTACCAACTCCCTGCTGGATAAGGTAAAACCCAAACTAGCAAAAGAGAATACTGGCACCCCCATTGAGTCGCTGGAAAAGCGGCTTTCTTTGATTCAACACTAAATTTTAGGAGGAAAACACTATGAATAAAATTCTTGAACTGCGTGAAAAAAGAGCAAAGTCCTGGGAAGCTGCTAAAGCCTTCCTGGATACCAAAAGAGGTACAGATGGAATTGTATCCGCTGAAGACACTGCAACCTATGAAAAGATGGAAGCTGATGTTGTTGCCCTTGGTAAGGAGATTGACCGACTTGAAAAGCAGGAGGCTCTCGACCGTGAGCTTTCAAAACCACTTAACACACCACTTACCGGAAAACCTATCTTCCAGGGTATGGAATCCAAAGGCGGCAGAGCCTCCGCAGAATACCAGAAAGCATTCTGGAATGCTATGAGAACCCGTTCTGGTGAAGGGCTTGATCCAGTGATTAAGAACGCACTACAGATTGGCACTGACACGGAAGGTGGTTACCTTGTACCAGATGAGTTCGAACGTACCCTTATTGAAGCCCTGGATGAAGAGAATATCTTCAGAAAGCTGGCCAACGTCATCTCCACCTCTTCTGGTGACCGTAAGATTCCTGTGGTAGCTTCCAAAGGTACTGCTTCTTGGATTGATGAAGAAGGTGCCATTCCTGAAAGCGATGATAGTTTTGGACAGGTTTCCATTGGTGCTTACAAGCTAGGTACCATGATCAAGGTGTCTGAAGAGCTTCTTAATGACAGCGTGTTTAATCTTGAAAACTATATTGCTAGAGAGTTTGCAAGACGTATTGGTAACAAGGAAGAAGATGCTTTCTTCACAGGAGATGGTTCTGGTAAGCCTACAGGTATTCTTGCTGCCACTGGTGGAGCGCAAATCGGTGTAACCGCTGCAAGTGCTACAGCTATTACCATTGATGAGGTTTTGGACCTTTTCTACTCTCTAAAGTCTCCTTACAGAAACAAGTCCGTGTTCGTTATGAACGATGCTACCATTAAGGCCATTAGAAAACTAAAAGATGGTCAGGGTCAGTATATCTGGCAGCCTTCACTTCAGGCCGGAACTCCAGATACCATTTTGAATAGACCTGTTTACACTTCATCTTACGTTCCTACCATCGCTGCATCTGCAAAGTCCATTATCTTCGGTGACTTTGGTTACTACTGGGTAGCGGATCGTCAAGGCAGAGTCTTCAAGAGACTTAATGAGCTCTATGCGGCTACTGGCCAGGTAGGTTTTGTTGCCACTCAGCGTGTGGATGGAAAGCTGATTCTTCCTGAAGCCATCAAAGTGCTTCAGCAGAAAGCGTAATGGAGGTGTCCTATGAGTTATAACACAAAGAACTTTACCGAACAGGGCGGTGAAAAAACCGTCATTGGTGGAACGCTTGAGATCAAGGAGGGGGCGGTCGTTACTGGCCTCCCCGTTCTCGATAATCAAGCTGCAAGTACTGCTGCCACAGTAGAAGATTTGGTGACGGATTTTAATGTCCTTCTCACCAAACTTAAAGCAGCAGGGCTTATGATTTCAGACTAATGAAAGGATGGTGGCGAGATGACACTGCTGGAAAAAGTGAAAGCAAATCTAATTCTTGATCACTCGGCTGATGATGAACTCCTCGAGATGTACATCACCGCCGCCACGAGGTATGCAGAAAGCTATCAGCACCTTACTGAAAACCACTACGTGGAAGCAGTTATGCCAGCCACCACACAGCAAGCCATCATTATGCTGTCGTCCCACTTTTATGAATCCAGGGACGGCAGCACCGGTGGTTTCTTTTCAGATAATGTTCAAGCTGGACAGCAGGTATGGAATACAGTCAATCTCCTGCTGCGGCTTGATCGGGATTGGAAGGTGTAGTCATGAGCTTTGGGAAAATGAATACCTTTATCGATATTGTAGAAAGCATCACCATAAAAGATTCCGAAGGGTTTAAAACAGAAGTTGATAATATTGTAGCTTCTGTAAGGGCTTATCGAGAAGGTCGCCATGGCAATGAGAAATGGGCAAATAGAGCTTCCTTTTCAGAAGCCACAGACCTTTTTCGCTTTCGCCGCATACCTGGTATAACCATTACAACGTCTATGGTGATCATCCATAGTGATAAGAGATTTGAAATCACATCCGTTGAAGATGTGAAAGGCCGCGGGATGTACATTGAAGTGCTGGCCAAGGAGGTGGTTCCAAGTGGCTAAAGCAACCATGAAAATGCCCGATGACTTTCTGATGAAGCTCTCAAAACTTGGTGATAAGACCGATGAAATCATCTCTAATGTTTTAGAAGCTGGTGGTGAGGTTGTTCTGGATAAAGTGAAAACCAACCTTAAAGGCGTTATTGGGAACGAAACCAAAGAAAAAAGCCGTTCAACTGGCGAGCTGGTATCTTCCCTAGGCCTCTCTCCCACTAAGCTAGATCGAAATGGAAACTTCAATGTCAAGGTTGGCTTTAATGAACCTCGTGGTGATGGAGATGCCAATGCTAAGATTGCAAATATCCTTGAGTACGGTAAATCAGGTCAGCCGCCTAAACCCTTCTTGAAGCCCGCAAAGTCAGCATCGCGGAAGGCCTGCATTGAAACTATGAAATCAGAACTGGATAAGGAGATTGAAAAGCTATGAGCTTACTTGCGGATTTAAACCACATACTCGGACCCCTGAACATTCCTGTGGAAACCGGAGTGTTTTCTGATACGCCGCCTGATGAATATCTGGTTATCACTCCCATGTCTGATAGGCTTGATCTCTTTGCAGACAATGAGGCCTATATGATTCTTTCAGAAGCTCGGCTTTCTCTTTTCACGAAGAAGAACTATATGAAGCGCAAGAAAGAACTGACTAAGGCCCTACAATCTGGAGGGATAACCATCACGGATAGACAGTATGTAGGTTACGAACACGACACTAAATTTCATCATTACGCCATTGACGTAATGAAAGAATATGAAACGGAGGAAGAATAAATGGCAACGATCGGATTGGACTCTCTATTTTATGCAAAAATCACAGAAGATCAAAACGGCATTGAAACCTATGGCACCCCTAAAGTGCTGGCTAAAGCCATGACTGCAGAACTGAGTATTGAGCTCATTGAAGCCATTCTCTACGCAGATGACGGTGCCAGCGAGGTGGTCAAAGAATTTAAGAGTGGTGCTTTAAGTTTAGGAATTGATGATATTGGTTCACTTGTGGCTCAGGATTTAACCGGCTGCAAAATTGATAGCAACAATGTGGTGGTTTCAAGAAGTGAAGATGGTGGTAGCCCTGTGGCAGTTGGGTTTCGCGCCAAGAAGGCCAATGGAAAATATCGCTACTTTTGGCTCTACAGGGTTATCTTCTCTGTTCCCGCTACAAGTCTTGCAACCAAAGGTGACTCCATCACATTTAGCAGTCCCACCATAGAAGGAACCGTCTTTAGGAGAAACAAACTGGATGGAGAAAGCAAACATCCTTGGAAAGCGGAAGTTACTGAAGGCGATAATGGTGTATCGGCATCAACCATTACAAGTTGGTTCACATCCGTATATGAACCAGACTTTACAGCCGTAACGCCAACCATAACCATCACAACTGAGCCGGCAAGCTTAACTGAAGTAACCGCAGGCAGTATTTCTGGAAGCCTCTCTGTTGTGGCAAATTCCAACACCTCAAACCCTGTAACCTATCAATGGTATGAAAATACCATCGATAGCACCACTGGCGGTACTGCCATTAATGGGGAGACATCGGCCAGCTTTGATATTCCAACAGATCTCTTGGCCGATACCTATTACTACTACTGTGTCTTAAGCTCTAGTGGCGCAGAAAACGTGACGACTACAGTGGCCACTGTTGTTGTTTCTTAATGGGAGGGTTGATCATGGCAGATAAAAAATTAAAGATTGACGAAGCCGCTGAAGAAAGAAGTACCACCATTGATATTGGTGGCACAGAGTTTAAGATGATTCTTACCACTAAAGCTACAAAGGAAATTGCCAAGCGCTATGGTGGTCTTGAGAATTTGGGCGATAAGCTCATGAAAACTGAGAACTTTGAAATGGCGCTCGAAGAGGTGGTGTGGCTCATCACCCTTCTGGCAAACCAATCCATCCTGATCCATAATATTAGGAACAAGGATGATAGAAAAGAACTGCTCACAGAAGATGAAGTGGAACTTCTTACCACTCCATTTGATCTAGCTAATTACAAAAATGCCATCATGGCCAGTATGATGAAAGGTACAAAAAGGAATGTGGGGAGTGACGACTCAAAAAACGAGGTGGTCGGGTAAGTGATGAACAAGTCTTTACCCGACTTATCTACTTTGGAACAGTCCATTTAAGACGCTTAGAAGATGAAGTGTGGCTTATGCCCATTGGCTATTTGATGGACCTTTGGGAGTGTCATAAGCAATTTACCGGAATATCGAAACCGAAACAAGGACGCTATATCGATGAAATAATACCAGAATTTCTGTAAATTTTTCCTATTATGATTTGAAGCAGTCATATATAATAGTGTATATGACAAAACGAATGGAGGAATAAAATGTCAGAAAATAAAGGGTGTAATTGTTGTGGCGATATTGTAGATTTGACCATAATTAGTAATGATACTAACAAGTGCCCTATTTGCAAGCAAGAGGGCAAAAAAGTAAAAAATGTTACAGTGAGACATTTAGTAAAAGATGAGTATGAAACATCTGTCGATTCTTCAAATTATTCCATATGCATGAATGAAAACTGCGATACTGTTTACTACAGTGAAAACAATAAAGTTCAGTTTAGCAAAGAGCAAATAAAAGTTCCTATTTGGTTTAAGAAAGAAGCAGATCCTAGATATGCTTGTTATTGCAGCAAGGTTACGATTGATCAGGTGAAAGAAGCTGTAAAGGATAAAGGCGCGCAGAAAATGAAAGATGTGTTAGCTATCACTGGCGCAATGAGAAACTCCAACTGTGAAATCAAAAACCCGTTGGGAGTATGCTGCCATGAGGCGATTCAACAAGCTATAGATGAAGCATTAGCAGAATAAATAAATCAATAAATACTTTTACAAGGCACTCGATTATGGGTGTCTTTTTTCATGCCCCAAAGGAGGTGAACGCTATGTCGGACTTCGGCCTAAAAATAGGTGTTGAGGGTGAGAAAGAATTTAAGAACTCTCTTCGAGATATCAATCAAACATTCAAAGTGCTGGGTTCTGAAATGAATCTGGTCACCTCACAGTTTGATAAGCAAGATAAATCTATCAAAGCTATTACAGCAAGAAATGAAGTGTTAAATAAAGAGATCGACGCTCAGAAAAGCAAAGTATCCACCCTTGAAGCTGCGCTGAAAAATGCTGCTGAGTCCTTTGGGGAGAATGACAAAAGAACAAAAGCCTGGCAGATCCAGCTAAACAATGCAAATGCAGATCTAAATAAAATGGAAAAAGAGCTGGATGATAACAATAAGGCATTAGATGCAGCCAGTGATGGGTTTGATGATGCTGGTAAAGAAGCTGACAAGTTTGGGGATGAAATCAAAGACTCTGCAAAAGTGGCAGATGATTCTGGTGGTAAGTTTGAAAAGCTCGGTTCAGTTATGAAAGGTGTGGCTGCGGGGATTGGCGTTGCCATGGCAGCCATTGGAACTGCAGCTGTCACCGCAGGTAAAAAGCTCTTTGATATGGCTAATGATGCTGCCGCCGCAGGGGATGAGATCGATAAGGCTAGCCAGAGAATTGGTCTCTCCAGAAAAGGCTACCAAGAGTGGGACTATGTTCTTTCACAAAACGGTGCCAGTATCTCTTCCTTAGATAACGGAATGAAGAAACTTAATAACACCGTGGACGATGCCATCAATGGGAGTTCCTCAGCCACTGAAAAGTTTCAACGATTAGGTATTTCCATGTCAGATCTACAGGGAAAAACCCGTGAAGAAGTCTTTGAAATGACCATTAAAGGTCTTCAAGGGATCTCTGATGAAGGTGAAAAAGCGGCCATTGCCAATGACCTTCTTGGGAGTGCTTCAGTTGAACTGGGGGCACTTTTAAACCAAACCGCTGAAAGCACCGATGCCCTTAAGAATAAAGCCAGTGAGCTGGGGCTGGTTATGAGCGATGAGTCAGTAGACGCTGCGGTGAACTACACAGACGCCATGGATAACCTCACCCGCTCATTTGCTGGGGTGAAAAACAACATCACCTCACAGCTCCTTCCTGGTTTTACCATGATTTTAGATGGTTTGACGGGCCTTATCACTGGCCAAGAGGGTGCCGCTGAGCAGTTAAAAGAAGGTGCAAAGCAGACGGTTGAGCAGATTGCCGTCATCCTTCCTCAAATACTGGATGTGGTTACTGGACTTATTGCAGCTATTGCAGAAGTTGCACCTGATTTGATTCTCGCTCTTGTCAGTGGGATTTTAGATAATCTTCCCACACTTATTGAAGCGGCAACCAATATCATCATGACCATTGTAGGTGGCCTTATCGAAGCCTTGCCACAAATTACAGATGGTGCTTTGCAGCTTGTTCTTACACTGGTAGATGGGATTATTACCAATCTTCCTGCCCTAGTGGAAGCGGCGCTAGTGATGATTGTGACCCTAGCCACCGGACTAGGAGATGCACTACCGGAACTCATTCCGTCCATTGTAGAAGCGGTGATTCTAATTGCTGCAACACTTATCAATAACTTAGACTTGGTGCTGGATGCAGCTTTTCAGATTATCAGCGGCTTGGCTATGGGGCTTTTGAACTCTCTGCCAACACTGATTCAATCACTGCCTCAGATTATTAACAGCATCATTACCTTTATCACCAGCAATCTACCAAAGCTTATTGAAATGGGAGTTCAGCTGACCATTCAACTTGGTATGGGACTTATTCGTGCCATTCCTCAGATCGTGGCTCAATTGCCCCAAATCATCATGTCTATCGTCACCGGACTTGCCCGTGGGATCCCATCAATCTTAGAAGTGGGAAGAAATATCGCCAGAGGTTTATGGGACGGTATCGCATCGATGATTGGTTGGCTTGGAGAAAAAGTGAAAAACATGGTCAACGGGATCGTTGGTGGAGTTAAGAAGGTTCTTGGTATTAGATCTCCTTCAAAGGTATTTGCAGGCATTGGTTCCAACATGGGTGAAGGTATTGGAGAGGGCTTCGAGAAAGCCATGGGTGATGTCGAAAAAGATATGCAGAGAGCTATTCCTACAGACTTTGATTTGGACCTGAATTCTCAAGTCACGGGTAGCTTTGGTGGTTCTGACGGCGCAGTCTTTGATGTAACTATCCCTCTTACCATTGATGGTAATATTCTAACAAGAGTTATTGCACAGCTTCAGTGGAACCAAAATACCGTCACAGTTAGAAACCTTGGTGTGGCAGGAAGTTAATAGAAAGGAGGCGGTCCCTTGATTGAAATTTACGCAGGAGCAACCATGATTCAGTCCGTTAAGAAAGTCATCAGCTCAAATATTAGAGAAACCTTAGAGGGTGAATTTACCCTCTCATTTACTGTTATGGCGAAGTCTGCATTGGCTTTAAAAACAAAGCAAATTGCAAAACTAGATAATCAGTATTTTGAACTGGTTCAAATCAGTAAATCAATTCAAGGGAGCCTACCGGTCTGCTCTGTTCTTTGTGAGCATGTGTCTTATCTTTTGAACCATGAAATGTATCAAATAAGCAGTTTTGACTTCACGGGTGATCCTTCAGTAGGATTATCCCAGCTCCTTGCAGGCACTCCTTTTTCAGCTGGGATTGTGGATTTTACAGAAAGCGTCACGATGAAAATCAACCAGAAGGTTTCCAGGCGAGCTGCGCTGATGCAGTTCATTGCTATTTTGGGTGGTGAAATCCAGTACGATGGCTAT